GAGGGGGAACAGCCGGCGCGTCTGCCACGACGCGGCTTGTCCCCAGAACAGGTGCGTCGGGGTTCTGCTCTCGACCGGCAGTGATAGCGAGGTGGGGCGGCAGTTTGGTCTGAGCCACACAGCGATTGCGAATCTGCGCCTGGGCCGCACTTATGCGGAGCTGTGGCCGGAACTCCCTCGCCGCTCACCGGCACGCAGTTGCCGCGCTTGCCGCCACTGGCGAAGCGATCACTGCAACATGGGCTTTCCCGATCCGATCGAGGAAGGCGTTAAGTTCGCCGCCGAGTGCGAACTATTCGAGCACACAACCACCACCTAAACGCTTATGACCTATCCAGCCCACTTGACACGCGGGAGCGTCCAAGCCTACTTAGACGAGATCAGTCGCTACCCATTACTCACACCAGTACAAGAGATCGAACTATCGCGCCAGATCCAAGAGTCCATACAGCTTAACGACTTAGACCCCGCAACACTTACACCTGTGCAGAATCGTGCGCTAAAGCGCGGAAATCTAGCTAAGCAGAAGTTGATGAAGTCTAATCTGCGTCTTGTTGTGCATATTGCTAAGCAGTACACGCGCAGGCTTAACGGGTATGGCCTTGAACTTATGGATCTTGTGCAGGAGGGAGCGTTCGGTCTTAGCCGAGCAGCAGATATGTTTGACAGCACAAGAGGCTATAAGTTTTCCACCTATGCTTATTGGTGGGTGAAGCAGGCGATTACGCGGGCGATCGACACCAAAGATCGAGCAATCAGAATGCCGCAGCACACGCTTGACAAGCTGCATAAGGCGACTATGTATGCTACTCGCGTTATGCAGGAGACAGGTAAAAGGCCCACGTTTGAGCAGATGGCCGAATACGCTGGCCTTGACGTAAACGAACTGCAGCTTTACATGCACAGGGCTGCGTCGCACACCAGTCTCGACAGTTTGGTGCAAGACACCAATTCTGCCATCGGTGATTTTATTCCAGATACCAATGCCCTGGAAGAACAGGCGGAGTATCTGAGGGAGGACGAAAGGGAGAGGCTGCTAATGCTGGCGTTCAGTTGCCTAGACGAATCGCAGCTTGACATCACCAAACGCCGCTACGGCCTCGATGGTAAGGCTCCTGAAACACTCGCCTCTATCGCCAAGGACATGAAGGTGTCGAGAGAGCGCGTAAGGCAGAAGCTGATCGTTTCAATCAACAAGATGCGTAGGTGGATAGGCGCAAGCGTCGCGTGACGCAACCCTAGGCTTACATGTGTTTCACACTACTTACACCGCTTACACCACTCTATCAATGACCTACATCACACCAACTTATACAAAACCCACCCAGCTTATCGGCCTGTACTCGCCGGCTCCGCAGAGCGGCAAGTCTACGGTCGCACGATGCCTAGCAGCAAGGGGATACGCTATTAGGCCGTTTGCCTCACCTCTTAAGGAAATGATTGCGACGTTCTTGTATAGCTGCGGACACAGCTATGAGTACATCCATGACGTGTTGTACGTCAATAAGGAGACTGTGATCGAATCGTTTGGTGTCACAGGCCGCCACCTTATGCAGACGCTAGGGACTGAGTGGGGGAGGCAGTGTGTATTGCCGGATGTGTGGCTGAGGCACTGGGCGCTGCGTGTAGAGGGGACGCCCTATGTCGTAGTAGACGACGTGCGTTTCCCCAACGAAGCGCAATTACTCATCGAGTTAGGCGGTGAGATGTGGCGTGTGGGTAGGCCGGGAGTAGAGCGGATAAGCGGCCACGCATCAGAGGGCGGATTGGATGCGTGGCCGCACTTCACCCAGTACATTGTCAATAACGGTACGCTTACAGAGTTGTACGATGCCATCGCTGCGATACCACTCCGGTCGGATGGTCCTCCTACCTAAGCCTTCGGGCTGGACGGTGAGACTCAAGACAGACCAGGGTACGGTCGAATACGGAATCGAAGCGGAGGATCTGACCTCTGCCTTGATCGAAGCTGAGCAGCTGTTCGCTGATGTATGCGCATTCAGCTCAGGTAACCGGACTTGCTTCGACTGTATCCACTGGCACTACGTCAAAGGCTTATGTGGAGTAGGTATTCCTGAAGGTCGCCGCACAGGTGGCAAGCACGCTAAAGACTGCGAAGCCTTCTGGCGTAAGCTGTAAGCTGTAAGCTGGCCGACCTTACTACAAGTACGAACTTACATTCGCTTATCAACCGATGGCTAATGAACACTGGTTTATTCCCGAGCTTAGTCTGCCTCGGCAGTTGGAGCGGGAGATCGACCGACGCCATGCAGCACGCATGAACCGCGACGAACTCTCTATACTTGTCGATAAGTTGATTGTTGATTGTTGATTGGTACAGGCAGAATGAGTTAGTTGATCGGTTGCTGGGTAAGGTGAGGCAGCTGCAGGTGGAGGTAGCACTGAGCGCGGCACCACCCGCTAATGGCGAAATCAGCGACACACACATGCTTATGGCTAAGGAGTTGCGTACGCAGCTAGGCATTGAGTAAGCTGTAGGCGTAAGCACATAAGCACAAACCACGCTACTTATGTGCGCCAGCTTAGTAGTCCCATCGCACCTTAGGGCGGCCTTGGCGGATGCCGAGATGCACAAACCCCTTAGGTGCGCCGTAACCGACGCTGTACGGCCACTCCTTATCGCAGTAGGCCTGTACGGCGTTGATGTCTACGCCGTCGATGTAGAAGTCAACGGCACCGACAGAAGGTGCATTGTAGAGGTGCTCTGATTGGCTGGCTCCGCCGACTGCACGGTTGACGGCAGAGGGGCGATAGCCGGAGGTGATGATGATGGGTTTGTTGCCGAAGTTGCGGCGCACTCGCTCCAAGAACGCGGCCAGTTCAGCAGCGGTGTCGAGTTGGTGCTGGGCGTCGAATTGGCGGGCTTCTTGACCAAGGGCGAACTCGCCCAGGGTGATGTGGGGGGTCAGGCGAGCGGTGAATGGTGAGGTGGGGGAGAGCTTGGCAGGCCCCTGCTGAGCCTCCTGGGCTGCCATGACGGCGGCCTTGTCTCCGGTGCCTGCTCCACCGCTAACGAACAGGCTAACCTCAGCGGCACGCCTCCGTACCAGGCCTTGCATAACACCGCTGCCCCCCTTGTTCCACTTCGGCAGCTCTTCCTGCACAACCTGCTTAGGTGGTTCGTTATCGAGGAGGCGAGCACGCAGAGTGCTTTCGTGCAGCGCGGTTCCGCCTACGTTGTATGTCCAGCTGAGCAGCGCAGCTACTTGATTAGCTGACCACTTGGCGGAAGCAGGGATCGCTGCAAACAGCTGTTTGCTTACGCGCACGATCTCGTCGCTAAGCAGATCGTCGGCGTGTTGTTGGCTGATGGTGTCGCCTTGACGCACAGGCCTACCGTCGAGCCGGGTGGCGCCCCAGCCGATTGTCCACGGGTCGCCGCCAGTGCCGGGGTCGGGATAGGCGACGAGGCGGCAGCCCTCGAACTGCTTGATGATGGTGAGGGCCGGCTGCATCCACGCCGGATCATCCTTTTTCCCTGCCTGCGACCAAACTGAAAACCACTCCCTGTCACGGCCCATAAGCTCCGCTGGGATTTCACGCGAAAGCATTTCAATAGCTGCCATCTGATGTGGCTCGCCCTTGTAATCCCTAAACAGGTCGGACAAGCGGACAGGAGCTTTAGTCATAAGTGGGTGGAGGATAGGTAGAAGGCGCGTAGGGCGCGAGGCTTAGTCGGGGGAGCGGCGGCGGGAAGCCGAGCCTTGCGCGGGGCTCTCTGTGATGTAGGCCCAGACGGTGGAGGCGGCGCCGCCGGCCACGGTGAAGGCCTGGGTCCACTCGCTGCCGCACTGGCCGCCTCTGCGCAACTCGCAAGTTACGACGTTGGCACTAGCCATAAGCAGGGAGTAACCGTAGCAAGCGACGATAAGTTTGAGTGCTACATGCACAAGGGACGAGTTCATCTACTTAACCTCCAGTCGGCTTACGCGCTGCTCAACGTTGTTAAGGCGGCCGTACATTTCACGCCTATCAGCCTTAATGTCTTCGTGCAAGACGCCGAGCTGTGTGGCGATGTGTTCTACTGCCTCAGTAAGTCGGATGACGGCATCCTGTGCTTGCTTGTTCCTCTTATCGCGCTCGCTGGAGCCAGCAGCGAGTACAGTGATAACAGCACCGAATGTAGCGGCTACTGTAGCAGTGACAATCTCAAGCACGGCAAAATGAGCACCTCTAGGCAGCTTAGCGACTGCCCTGTCCACGGAGTTTCTTTCTGCCTCTCCGGCGAGGGCGGCTGTGCTGACCATGCCCTTGGCTAGTCGTCTTAGGAGGACCGGGAGTATGGCCCGTGCGTCCTAGGCTGCCTGTTTTAGTGCGTACAGTCATAAGTGGGTGGGTAAGTGGTAAGTGGTAAGGGTAAGGGTAAGCGGTGGTTGTGCATAGGAGCTACCAGCTTAGTGCGACAACTTAGGTCCAGGTGCCTTCAGCGTTATTCGATCCGGCGGCGCCGATCGGCGCGAAGGAGATCCAGCTGCCGGCAAGGGTTGTGTAGGCTCCACCGGGAGCAACGTTAAGCGTGTACTGCGGGATAAAGGTGCCGCCTGTATTGATGCTGACGGTGCCGCGCAGTATTACTGCAACGACGAGCGCAGCTGCACCAGTGGCACCTAGTATCTGCGCATTAGCAGCTTGTGCTGAAACGTACGTTTCAGGATTAGAATCAACGGTGGGCACCGTATCAGCTCTAAATGTGACTGCACCACTATGTAAAATGTTATTTACTGTGGCCGTTCCGCCAAAACCAAGGCCGATGTTGTGGCTAGTAACTCCAGTCGTTTTAGTTAGTACGTAGAGACCCTCGAAGGCGTAGACGGTGCCAGCGGCGAGCGTGACGCCTACTCCGAATACGGATTGCGCTGTGGTCACATTGGTGCCGACGACGTTGGCACCCAAGCGGTAGAACAGCGAACCGTACTTCCAGCTTGCGGTGGTGCCATCACTGAACAGTCCCTTATTGGCGTTGTTGGTTTGGGAGGGGAGGAGGGCGGTGAGTGCGGCTGAGGCGGTGGTGGCTCCGGTTCCACCGTTTGCGATGGGGGTAAGACCGGCAGGGGCGAAGACGGTGTCGAAGGTGCCGACACTGATCCAGCTACCGGCGGCGTTGCGAATCTTGAGTACAGGAGGGCTTGTGCTGGTGTCCACCCACCACTGGTAGGCCACAGAAGCGTCAGGAGCACTGGTGCCAGAGTTCTGACTAAACAACGCGGCGAGCTTATCGTTAAGCTCAGTGCGAAATGCAGGAAATGTTACATTGTCAATCGTCAGGTCAGAAGCCTGTGCCATTAGAGTGCCCGTCCGTACCCAGTAGCCATGTAATTATAGTCCTCTGCGATGGGCTGTTGGTCGCGGAAGAAGTTAATCGTAAAACCGTTGCGATCTGGATTACTAAGTACGAAGCGTTCTGTAAGTTGGAGAGAGATAGGGCTTACGGTTACGGAGTTGAGGCAGAAGAACGGGGCGTCGAATGCCACAGCGGAGGAGGAGATAGGTGCGCTGTTGGAAGCCACGCGACTAAGTAGTTCGGGTATGACCTCTAGTTGCATAACAGCTAGGTTGGTGGAGTTGGTCGTAGTGCTGAGCACTGCTTTTAGCTGGAAGGCGCGTCCTTGTAGGTTACAGTTTATGAGTTCAATCCAGCCGCTCCATGTAGGCGTAGCGGCCGGATCGTCTGGTGTTGTGCGGATGTAGAGGACGGTGTTTACGGCGTCGTTGCCGGTTCCGTCGAAGAGTCCCTGAGCAGCGTCGAACAGACCGCTCTTGCTGTCAAACAGTTCTCCTGTTGTAATAGAGCGCACCAAGACGTTACGACGGAAGTTCACGTCGTAAGTTGTGCCTAGGTCGAGTGTTTCCTTGAACAGGTACTCAGCAGTTAGTTCGCCTAGGACGTAGAGGGGGTCTGCGTAACCTGCGTCGGTGTATTCGGATAGGACTGAGGAGAGTGCGTAAGTCTGGTCTACGTAGCCGGCTTCGGCGTAGTCTTGGCCGCCGGTAATTACGAGGGCTTGTTCTGCGGAATCGTAGACGCAGTTTGTGAGTGTGCCGCTGAAGGGCTGGTCTAAGGTGTGGTCAGTCCACGCTACGCCGGCAGTGTAGTAAGCGGTGACGTATTCCTCTTCGACGTAGAGGTCCAGGCGAAGCCGTGCGGCATACTGTGGCAGTTTCACCTCGAAGCCTGTGGCGACTTCAGAGCGGTTGCCCAAGTAGTCCTCGAACTTGAGAAAGTAGGTTCCGGGGAGCAGGGGGACTTGTTTCTGCGTTGCCTTGCCGTCAACAGCGTTGACTACTTGGGTAGCAAACCCCCACTCAGCACCTGTAGCTAGTAAGCGCGGGTCATGCTTGATGATGACCTTACCGCCTAGGCGTACATCGAGGTCGGTGGCTTCATCCCAAGTAAGTATGGCGACATTATCGCTTATGGGCGCTAGAGTCAAGCCACTTACGTTTGCCGGTACAGCGCTTAGGCCGGTTACGGTGTAGAATATCTCGATAGGCGCACTGTATAGGCCGTTGCTGGCTGATACGCTACTTACTTGGATTGTGTAGGTGGTGTTAGGTTGAACGTCGAGAATGTCGAAGACGGTGCCTTGAACTGTTACTGTCGTGAAGTTGTCGTCGTCTCCACGGTAACGGACGCGGAAGTTCTTTACGCCTTGGGGGCCTTGCCAGCCGGCAGTAATCTTGACGGCAACGCGACCGTTTACTTCGTACTGAACTTCGGCAGTTGAGGAAGTGCCTACTTTGACAATGGAGAGGTTTGTTGGTGGAGCGGGGATGGGGTTGAGGGAGGTAGGAATGCGGGGTTGCAGGAGGTTCGGTGCGTCGATGTAGGTGTACTTATCTGGGTTGTAGCGAATGGCAGAGACGCTGTAGTTGATGTCGTCCTCTTCTTGCACGCCGACAATGCGCCATAGGGTGGACTCGTCGGCAGAGGCAGGTGTGTCGAGCAGCCACACACTGTTTCTGGGGGGAGCGGCTGATAGGGCCACCTGCAGAGTGATGACGGAGCCGACTACCGATTGAATGGGGCTCTTGGCCACAGTGCCGTCACTTAGGTACACACTAAGTATGCTGGAGCTGGTAAAGGTTAGATCGGTGGCGGATGTGTTATCGACGGTGATGGTGGTTGTGGTAGCGGAGCTGACGAGGCCGCCGCGTCGTCCTTGCTGCTTGACGGCATCGGCAATGCGGACGACGTGGCCGGGGCGGACGAGGAGGCCGGAGTCGAGACGAGGCATGAATGACACAACGTCCTTCTCGAAGCGCTCTGAGTACAGGATTGCTCTGGCATAGCGGTTGGCCTGCTTGCGTGAGACGCACCCAAACGCCTCTACCTCTAAGCGGATGACGCCGTACTTCTCGATGGATTCGGTGTCCTCAACGACCTCATACGCCACGTCGCGTAGGCCGTCGCGCCACACACCTTCTGAGTCGTACTCGCCGATGTCTAGGTAGCTGGCTACAACGACGTTGGGTCGTGTCTTCAGGCTTGAGTTGCTGTAGGTGAAGCCGGCCTCGCTTACGTTGGCGTTAGTGAACAGGCAGACTGGATCGAGTTCTGGACGGTCTTGGGTGATGGTGAGGCTGCCGCTGTTCCAGTAGCCACGGCAGCGCATCACGGAGAGGAGGTCGCCGATGAGCTTGAATACGTCATCGGCTGTCTGGATTGTGACGTTGCAACTGAAGCGGGCCTCTCCGTCCACCAACTCGTTGCAGTAGCGAGAAGCGCGGTAGAACGCCCAGCGGTCGAGCTGCGCGGCGTCGATGTGCTCCCCTACGCCGTAGCGGGAGTCTGTAAGCAAGTCCCACAGGATCCATGCAGGGCACGCGCACCACACAGCGGCACTGAACGTACCATCCCAAATAAAGTCTGAAGGGTAGATAATACGGCCGGTGTTTTCGTCAACGGTCACGCCATTAGGTATTTGGATCTTTACGCCTTTGATGAAGTAGCTGCGGCTGGGGATGCTGTTGAACTGCTCAGCGTCAACGCGCAGTCCGATAAGCGCACTGTTCGGGTAGGACAGCTTGGCCTTGATGATCTCGGTGTAGCTCGCCCAGATAAGCTCGTTGGACAACAGTGTGCTGGTGCTGTCGTCCGTAAGTCGGCTAACCCTAATGCTTACGTTGTCGCTGGGGTTGGGCCTGTTTAGGGTTATGTCGTAGTCGCGGCGGTACTCGTCGGCAGTGCGTCCGCTGATAATGCCGCCGTCGTTCAGAGTGAGCTGCTGAAACGGCAAGGTGTTGTACTGAACCTCAATCGTAAACTCAATCTTACTGCCTACGGTGTCGCCGGTGCTGGCGCGAATCTTCTGCAGCGCAGGCACCGACAAACTTACGCGCACAGCGTCAACATTAGGGTCGTTGATTATGCGTGTAACAGGGCCGTTCTTGCTTACGGTGAGGCCTACAGGAATTACGTCGGCAGGAGAGCTGCCACGTATGTCGGCGACGGCGGAACTGAAACTTAGGGATGTTTGGGATTGCGTGCCGGTGCGTACTTGCACCTCGACATCTTGGAAGTTGGGGGTCTGGGCGTCGTCGGAACCGAGGAGCGGTACGTTGTTGAGGTAGATGGAGCGGTTGCCGAACACGAGTCCTTCGATCTCGCCTTCGGAAATCAGATCGACGACGGTGGCGTACTGGCGGGAGTCGAGGCTGTCTTTGGCGGTGCGAGGAGTGCGTGAGCTGCCGCCGCCGGTGCCTTTGCCCAGGCCGCCACCACCGGCACCGATCAGCTGTGGAGGGTGAGCAGCTGTCATCGAACGACCTCGACGGTATCGACGCTGGAAGATATAACAACGCTTCCCGTCACAGTTCTGCCGTACACGATGGGTACTGGCAGGCCCTGGCGGCTGTTTTGCTGGATTCCGCTGAAGTTATAGCTCTTGCGCGGATCTTTTAGGCTGTCTATACCTTGGGGCAGAGTAGGTACAGGACTAAGTGCAGCCGCTATACCGCCTAAGACTAGGCTGGAACCTAGGGAGAACAGTAGGCCGCTAGCCCATGCTCCTTTAGCGAGAGCACCTGCAAGCGCTGTGCCACCGAAGTTCACAAAGGATAGGGCAACTAGAGCGACGCCTGCGAGGATGCGGCCGAAGGTGCCACCTGCGCCACCGATGACAGGAACGATGCTGATGTCCTGCATACCGCTAGGGTAGGCCAACTCATCAACACTAAGCGCGTACTCACCAACAAACACCTTATAGTGCTGCTCGGCCATGTGCGCTTCCAGCTGAGGGAAGTTGGCAAGCAGGAAGCGGATGGCGTCGGTGGCGCTGTCAATCGCCGCGTAGAGGGTGCGGCGACCGATGAATCGAGCAAGACGCCCGTATAGCCTAATCTTGCGTAACATGCCGTAGACGCCTCCCCGTACACTTTACCAACCAGCCGAGATAGAGTTCGCGGCTGCTTAGGCGGTTCTGAAGATGGTGGAGGATGAGGCCATCGCCGATGTAGACGCCGCAGTGATTCAGACCTTTCGAGTTGATGGACATGAGTACGGCGTCGCCTCGCTTTAGGGGCTCGTCTTCGCGTAGTTGGCGGAATCCTGTGGATTGCCAGAGGCCGTCGAAGAGGGGACGGGCAACGAAGTCGAGGGGGTTGGTGGGGCGCTCCCAGTCGGAGAGTTCGACGTTGAGTTCGCGGGCGTACCAGTCACGGACGAGGGACCAGCAGTCGGTCACTCCCCATACCCATTGGCGTCCGATCAGCGGCGCTTCGTAGCCGCAAGGTTCGATGTAGGCCCAGGTATTGGTGTGTGGGTTGACGATGTACCAGGGGAGGGCAGAGGCCTCGCAGGCGACGCGATCGGCCTCGCTGGGCTCGGCAAGAGTCTGCGGATGGCTATGAACGACCGCCATCACCTCGCCGGTCTCTTCACCTTTCATATAATCCTCGGGATCGAGGACAAACATGAGCTGGGGTGAGTTTGCTAGGTTCTTGCAGGGCCAGTAAGTTGCTTTGCCTTTGATGACCACGACGAGGCCGCAGGACTCGTTAGGCAAGCTGTTGATGCTGTGCTCTAGGGCTGCCTGTTTCCACTGATCTTCCTGCTGCATTGCCTTAGACGAAGTAGGTGCCGATGCCGGGGAAGCCTCCGTAGGGAAGCTCGGCAGCTTCTCCAAATCGTAACTTACAGGCATCGACGTTCTTGGCGCAAACATCATCGGCGAGGGTGAGGGCAGGTGTGTTGAGAGCGGTGAAGTAGTTGGTGCCAGAGTAGTTACATCCTTCGCCGCGATAGGCCCACTGGCAGCGGGTGAGGCACTGCCGGCGAGGGGCGCGGACACCGACGAGATCAAAGGCTGAGGCAAGCTCGAACTCGACGAGATCACGGTTCTCTGCTGCTTTACGGTCTACATAATAGATTTCACGTGGCCATTCTGCTAGGGGGTCGGCAGTCGGGTTTACGTCTAAGGTGTAAGAGGCGTTGACGTAATCTAGTGCGACATAGGCGATGGAGTACGCGAAGTTGGCGGTGTCGAGGAAGCGGCCGAGGGTACGGATGCGCGTAACCTTGGCTCCCTCTAGGCCGTCCGGTAAGGCGTTGAGTAGGGTTGTAACTGTGCCGTTGATGTTGCTGCAGCGCACCTTTGGGCGGGGGAGGGAGCCCTGGCCGTTCCACTCGAACCCATCTGCTTCGATAGGCAGCGGTGTGTAGGTTTGGCCGTTCCAGACGATGCCGGTGTTGTATTCGTTTACGCCTGCATGGAAGTAGTATGTTTCGTCTACGCCGTGTTGGGCGAGGTTGAGCTGCAGCTGAAACAGCTCGATGACCGCGCCGGGTTCGACTTCCTGCAGCGCTGCCGTGAGCGCAGCAACGCTGTCGCTAGTGACGTAACCAGACGCCCAGTAATTGGTTACGACGTAGGTCATTAGATCAGGCCGCCGCCGCCTTAATCACGGCGAAGTTGAGGACAGGAGCCGCGGCAACGCCTTGCGCGGCTGGAGTGTACACGGCGACTTGAAACGATCCAGACGCTACCACTGTGACGTAAACGATATAAGCCCCGGCGGTTCCGGCTGAAGAATGGCAAATAGTGACAACGTCAGTAGCAGCCACGGTTGAGTTTGTGACCGTAAAAACGCTGACTTGACCGGCTGTGGTAGTTGCGCTAAAAAGCGTGATCTGCCCACATTTCTTATTTGCTACCACGGTGGTGGTGCGTGATGTGGCCTGAGTCACTGCGACACCCTCGCCAGTGACGTAGCCGGCCTTGTCAGTGTTGAGGTTGTTGAAGTTGGTATCAAGCTCGGTGTGGGTGAGGGGGCTGCCCTTACCTGCGCGGGTAACGATCGTGCTCATGTTGCGCCATTAAGCGATGTGCTTAGCCTAGCTCAGGGCTCGTAAACCTGCTGAAACGTCGCCCGTATCTGGTTGTTATTGCAATTACTGAGTGTGATTTGCCACTGCGGGCACTTATACTTACCGCTTACTCCACGGGGAGAGGTCCAGTCGAAGGACTCAACACCGCCGCGTGAGTCGAGGAAGTCGGCAATCTGTTCGCGCTCGGCGTCAGTGCGGTTGCTGAACTCTAGCGACCATTCCTTAGGGTTTGTGTTTAGGCCGAAGCGTGTGCGCTGTTCGTAGCCATCGCCTGCAGCGAACGCTCGTACACGGGGCTGGCTGCCTTCGGTGGGCTCTTGGGTTGGTATCCACGTAAACGTAGGCATGAGCGTGAGGCGATACGTTGTCGGTAGTAAGTGGGAGTGGGAGCGGCGTAGCCACGCAACTTAGCGGCGGTTGGGGTCGAGGAGGCCGCCGGGGCGTTGTTGGTTGACGAGTTCGCTCTGGACGGCGCGGCTGATGGCGCGGCCGAGGGCCTGGCCCTGGGCGTTGTTGCCGGCGGCCGAGGTGTTGGAGGCATCTACGGTGACGTTGACGTTGGTGACGTTGCCGCCACCGGAGACGCCGAGCCGGCCGTCGCGCCCGCGCTTGAGGGGGATGATGGCCTCCGGGCCTGCCTCGCCGAGCACGCCAGTCTGCATCGTTCCGCCCTTGGCGAAGGGGAACAGCATCGGCTGATCGACTACCCCGCCGTAAGCGAAGGGGACGATGCCGTTGGCGGCGTAGGCGTTGCCCATGGCGTTGGGGGTAAAGGGGATGGGGGCGCCAGTGAACCCTGCGCTGTAGTCGGGGATGTTGCGTAGGGAGGGAACACCGAATCCTCCTCCTCCGCCAAGGCTGCGAATCCAATCGAGCAAGGTCTTGAAGACAAACTGCTTGATGATGAGTTA